ATGCGAACAGGAGCTAGTACTTATGTATGGATTAATATAGTAGAAAATAACTGGTAATACAATGGGAAAAAAATATACAGCAGATACCTTTGAGGGAGCGGTAACAGGAACAGCATCTGGCAACGTAGCTAAGTCTGGCGATACAATGACTGGCACATTGACTAATACAAATGGTAACACAACTACAAGAATAAATAATTTATCTGGGTCAAGTGGAGCTGGTATGCTTTCGTTTCAAGCCCAATCTAATAGTATTAATGATAAAATTGTTTTAAGCAGAAGTGGTAGCGGTGGACAGCAAGCAGCCATTAAGTTTGAAGAGGGTAGTGGTTCGTATGCTGATAACTTTATAAAATTTGAGCTTAACGAACCTAATTCTTATAGCGCAACAGAATATCTTACTTTGCAGCATAGTAGTGCAACTTCAAGTAACAGATATATTAAAGCGTCACAGCCAGTAATTGCTGCAGATGGTATTTATTTAGGTACCACCTATAAATCTTCAGCAAATCACTTAGACGACTACGAAGAGGGGGTTTGGACTCCGTCTCTTTACAATACTAGCGGAATTGGTGTGAACTATAACTCACAATCGGCAGAATATATAAAAGTCGGTAGAATAGTACATATTAAGGGTTATATTAGTATTCAAACTATGGGCTATAATTCTAGTAGTGGCACTTTTGGTATGAATGTCCCGTTTGCTGTAGATACTAGTAATGGCACAGCTTATGGTATTTTTCAACCTACAACTAATAAATTTAATACTAATGGCTCAACTAGTAATTTTAAAGACACATACAATGTTAAATTAAAATTTGAAGGAGCACAAGCGTCTCTGCAGTGTAAGTTTGAGATACCGTCGTCTTCTTACGGTGGCAGCACAACAGACGCAAATGGTAATTTTTTACTCAGTGGAAGCGGGTCAAATGGAGGGACATTTGCGTTTTCAGCAGTATATACATCACAATCATAATAAATAAAAAAAATGAGTTTAAGTAAAATAAAAGTTTTAGACAAAGTAGAGTTTGTAGGCGACTACAGATTTTTGCAAGTGAGAGAACGCACCGACATTATAGAGACTATTAACGGTGTAGATAAAGTAGTTTCTAGCAGCTTTCATAGAAGTAGCTACAATCCAGACCAGTTAAACCCTAGACTTTTAGGTACAGACGAAGACGGTAACGAGTATAGAGTAGACTCTTTGCCGGAAAATTTAGTACCTTACGTAACCGGCGTCTGGACAGATAGTCTTGTAGCGAGCTATATTTCTTCTTTACCTACTGAATAAAATACAATATATGGCAAAGCTAGGTGATTACCCTTCTGGTACTGTTGGAACAGGAGATTATTTTATTGGCGCTACCCAAAAAGGTACGACCAAAAAAATAACTATGTCTAGCGTTGTTATGCTTACTAAAGATGCAATCAATACTCTAGATAACTTTGCTGTTAATAATATTGACAATGGATATACACTTGGTTGGAGCAACAATACTCTTACAATCGACGGCCCTAGTATTGAAGATGCAATATTAAGTGTATCTGGATCAGGCCCTGTTAAAAGCGTTGTTACAGATAGAAACGCAGTGCTTAGTTTAAAATACGAAGGTGCCCATAATATTGTAGACGCTGCTAAAGAATATAAGTCAAGTGTTAATGATGTACAATTTTTAGTACAAAATAAGATTAGTGGTACAGCTAATAAGCTTGATATTGCTAAATTACCATACACAAGCAATGAAGGCACTGTAACAAGTGTAAGTATTGCAGATGATTTAGGAACAGCTTCTGCTATTACCACAGAGGGCACAATAAATATTAAAGGTGGTAATGGTATTACAACCAAAATGGTTGGATCCGACTTAACAGTTGAGTATCTTGGAAAAGTCGGTGGGACTGTTAATAAAGTAATATCGCTTGATGAAACAGCAATACTTACTAGTATATCACAAGACGGTAGCGAAGTATCTATTCGCCCTGCAAAAGTACCATTTTTAAAAGCAGGTAGATATGATTTTGCAAGTGTAACTGTCGATCAGCTAGGTAGAGTTACAAATATTGAAGACCAAAAAAATAAAATCGACGCGCTTACAGCGCGTATAGAACAATTAGAATCAAAAATACAAACACAAGATGAGTCAAGCACTGATACAAGCGACTGATGCTGTAGCTGTAACTCCAAACGATAGTTCAGACCTTCCTAACGTGAGTGTGCTGTATGTAGGAGTTGGGGGTCACGTTAAGGTAACAACTAGAGCAGGAACGGACATTACATTTTACAATTTAAATAACGGGCAATTTGTACCGGTGCAAGTAAGAAGGGTTTTTGCTACAGGCACAACAGCTACAAACTTAGTGGCTATGCCGGTTAAAGGATATTTAAGATAGTATGGCTATTCACAATCAAATGGGCTTAATTATTGACCAAGATCTTTATGATCATGGTAGTATAAACTCCCTTGAAATGATTACCGAAATTGGCACAGCAGATCCGCCAATTGAGATTATAGCAGAAGAGGGGTCGTGGCCTCCGGGCGACCGCTATCCAACAATGATAACAGAAGGGTACAATGATTACCTGCATTATACAAATAGACAATAATGGCAATAAAGTTTTCACAGTTTAACGAAAGAACCGACCACACGTCAGGCATGTATTTAGTTGGGTACGACGGTAACCAAAACATACATATTACAGTTGATAACCTATTTGATGACTTTATAAACGGTACAGAGAATACCATCACAATGTTTGGCACAGGCGGTGCTGTGCTAGCTGATTCTATATTATCACAAAACGCCGAAGCTACAATATTAACAGTAGCAGGCCAATTAAATGTAGATGCAGCGGCAACTTTTGATACAAGTATTACGGTTACGGGGGCTAGTACGTTAAACGGGAATGTTACATTAGGTAATGCAAGCACTGACTTAATAACGCAAACAGGTACATTATATTTAAACGGACCTGTAAAAGATACAACTGATACGTTAGGCGTAGTTGACCAAGTGCTATTATCTAATGCAGTCGGGGAACTTACGTTTACAGATTTAGCTGATCTGCATGTTGGTGGGGCTGAAGTTGTAGAGTTACCTGTTAAAAACGTACAAGGTTCAGCACTTGTAAAAGGGGATCCTGTATATATATCAGGTTCAGTAGGTGCTTCAGGTAAGCTAGAAGTGCAATTAGCCGACGCATCTAATACACTTAAAATGCCAGCTGTTGGGCTATTGAAACAAGACCTAGCTAACAACGCAGAAGGTTTTGCTGTAGTCACAGGCAAACTTAGGAATCTTATTACAGATCCAATTGATGGTGTAAACCCCACGGAAAACGATATTATATATGTAAAGCCAAGCGGTACGTCTGGTGCTGCTCTTACCACAACAAAACCTGTGTATAGCAACTTTATACAGAACATAGGTAAGGCTGGTAGAGTTAGTACATCTAACGACGGAAACTTAGTCGTATCGTCTATACTTAGAACAAACGATATACCTAACCTAACACCTGGAAGATTATGGGTTGGGTCTGCGGGTAATACAATTGAATCACAAACATTATTTGTAGACGAAGCAAACTCACGGCTGGGTGTGGGGACAACTTCGCCAAGTAGACCTTTAACTATTGAAAGTGCTGCAACTTCAATAATTACCGAATTTAAATATACTGCTGCCGGATATAGTTCTATTGACTTAGCAAACACTAGCGGTTCAGCAAGAATATCATCTATAAATAATGATTTAGCACTATCACCTTCTGGCGCAGAAAAAGTGCGCATCACATCTACTGGCAACGTCGGAATTGGAACAACTACACCGGCAAGAAATTTACATATTCATCAAAATGATAGTACTTTAAGTTATTTGCAAATAACCAATTCCACAACTGGTGCAAGCGGAAGCGACGGTGTTTCGTTTGGTATTACAAGTGATGAGGTTGCTGTTTGGAATAATAGAGAAAATACAGCTACAACAATAAGTACCAATAATACTGAAAGAATTCGCGTCTCAAGCGCTGGCAACGTCGGTATAGGAACAACTTCACCGGGGTATAAACTTGACGTGCAAAACACAGGAAGTGGTGATTTGGCTAATTTTGAAACTAGTGGCACATCAGGAATAAGGATTGCAAATTCAAACACATCTTTTGCTACCCGCATTATTAGCCTTAGCACTGAAACAAGTTTAAAATCAGACGGCAACATAGCCTTTTTTACTGATGGGTCCGCAAGTGGTAGCGGAATACAAAGGATGATTATTGAAAATTCTTCGGGGGATGTAGGTATTGGAACAGACCCTAGTTTTAGGCTCCATGTAAAAGACGATGTAAATCAAATTGCACAATTTGAAAGCACTGGCGAAAAATCTCAAATTGGTTTCAAAACTAGTGCAGCTAGTAATAACCAAGCGTATTTAGCAATTTCTACACCTGCATCAACACCTGGAAAAAGAAGAGTAACCTTAGGGCCTAGTAATAATACGAATAGTAGGGATGTGCTAAAAATTGAAAATCAGCTTACTCGCACGTACTCAGATAACCACATGAACTTTGGTGGAACAGGCGTTGCAAGCAGTGCTAAATTTACTGTAAATTCAAGATGGGACACCGCAGATAATGATAACTACAATACTTTTACAGTAGATGCTGATTTAGCTGGTGCAACTGCTCTTACAGGAGATAGGACTGTAACAGGTGTAAATGTTGATATGGATTCTACCGCCACAGGAGGTAACCAATCACAAGAGCTTACATTAAAAGGTATCAACGTTGATGTTGCAAATAAAACAAGCGGTGACGCGAACCATATATATGGCGTTTTTTCCTACGCTAGAAATACAAGAACAGGAACAGGTGACAATCAAGTTAGTATAACAGGCGGTTATTTTCAAGCGTATAACTCAGCACAGACTGGGCTAGTCAGTAATATGTATGGACTTGAGGCGATTACTTATATCGAAGACGCCACTCATACGGTTAATAACGCTTATGGTGTATATGGTAGGACAACTATTGACAATGCGTTTGGAGGTTCAATAGCCGCAAGAGCGGTAGGGGGTTATTTTGTAACTCAAGTTGAAACTAGCAATGATGGATTAGTAACATCTTCTGTTGGTTTATATGCAGAAAACGAAATATCCTCAAATGTAGCAACTATTAGAGGTGTTCAGGTAATTAATGATATTAACGCTAATGTTACAGCAGATACAGCTTATTTGTTTCAGGGTGATGTGCAAAAAGCTAGTGGTGTAAGTATTACACACAACTGGGGTATTCACGTAACAAATTCTGATAAAAACAAATTAGACGGTACACTGCAATTACCTACATATGGGCAAGGCAATGTAACCGGGACTGCAACTAAAAACTTAGCAGTTGATTCTAATGGTAATGTAATCGAAACAGACGGAGGAGTGGTCGACGGATCCGGTACTGCTAATTATGTATCAAAGTGGTCTGATCCAAATACATTAACAGACTCTGTTATATATGATAATGGAACTAACGTCGGTATTGGAACGACTTCGCCAAGTGCAAAATTGCATGCTGAAGGGGACGGAAGCATTATCAGGTTACAAAACAACAATTCTGACGCAAACGGCACTTTCATTGATTTTAGAGATTCAAATGGTACGAGGACTGGTTATGTTGGGACAACGGGAACGAGTGACGACATGTTTCTTTATACACAAGGAGCAAAACCTATTCGTTTTCATACAAATGCAACAGAAAGAATGCACATTGATTCTTCAGGCGACGTTGGTATTGGCACGACTACGCCAGGAGAAAAACTTCACGTCGACGGTAACATAAGAGTCCAGGACAGTACAGATACAATATATTCAAACAGATTCAGAGGGATAAACAATGCTGACGTTGAACTTCGGGCAAATAATGGTTACGATTTAATTTTAAACGGTAGCAGCGGTGACAACGTTGGTATCGGCACGGCTTCACCTTTATTTAAACTTGACGTAGATGGCGATGTACGTGTGTCTCAGCCGTCGAAATTTACATTTGCGAATGGTCAATACCTAAAAGATGATGGTAGTGCGGGATTAGATATAGCTTCAATTTCTGGGACTGGAAGTATTAATTTTATCACTAACTCTACTGACAAAATGATTATTACGTCAGCAGGCAGTGTCGGCATCGGAACGACTTCGCCAAGTTCACCTTTGACAGTTAAGTCAAATTCAACAAGTTCTGGAAATTCAGGATTACGAATTGAAGCAAATGGCAGTACAGATGCTATTGTATTAATAGGCGAAAAAAGTGGCAATAAAGCAAGATTCCACATGTACAATGCCGGTGTCGAAAAAATTGCATTTTATACCGACGGAACTGACAATCATATTTCAGAGGGCAACGTTGGTATTGGAACGACTTCGCCAAGAACTAAATTAGACGTAGTAAATGGTTCAAGTGGTCAGAGTTATTCAAACGTTTCTGGAGTTTTAATTGATGTAAATGGAACTAGCAACAGTTATTACGGTTTAAGGGTTGGAAGTAATACTGGGAACAATCACCTATGCGTAACAAACGCGGGCAAAGTCGGTATCGGAACGGCTTCGCCGGGTGAAAAATTGACTATTAGCTCTGACAATCCAATTGTAAAAATACATGATTCAAATAGTACAACAAGATACGCCGCTGTAAATTTTGCAACTGCTGGAGGCAGCTGGTTTCTTTCAAGCGGAGATAACGCAACAAGTGGAACGTCTTCAAATTTATTTATTACAAGAGGAAATGACGGAACTTCAAATAGATTTATATTCCACAGGGATGGCTATTATTTTGGAGTGTATGACAACACGAACACAATTAAAACTGTCATTCGAGCAAACGGTGATTCTTATTTTAACGGTGGTGACCTTGGCGTCGGAACAACTTCGCCGGGGTATAAACTTGACGTTAACGGTGACGGAAGAATTAATGGAGTAACGTTTGTTGCTTCAGGTGCGACAAGAAAAATAAGTACTCATTCGAATTCTGGTCAATTACAGCTAAATGGCGGAACCGATTCTTCGGGTGGTGCTTACATTAACGTAAACGGGTCAGGATTTTCTTTAGGAAGAATGACTTTGTATTCACCTGAATCAATATACTTAAATTCTAACGTCGGAATCGGAACGGCTTTGCCGGTAAGTAAATTAGACGTTAATGGCGGTATTAGAATGGCTGACGATAGCAGCACTGCCTCTGCCTCAAATGTTGGAACATTAAAATATTATACGTCTGGAAACAATAGCTATGTAGATATGTGCATGCAAACCGGTGCAACTACCTATGCTTGGGTTAATATAGTACAAAATAATTGGTAATAAATAATAATAAAAAAATGGCAAATACATACACTTGGACAATAAATAAACTTGATGTACATCCGGCTGAAGAAAGTCTTTCTAATGTGGTTTATAATGTGCATTGGAGTTATACCGCTACTTCAGATCAAACAGATCCAGAAGGCGAGGCATATTCAGCAACATCAATCGGCACTCAGGTTGTTAGTGCACCAGATCCTAATAGCTATATTGCTTTTGATAGCCTCACGCAGTCAGATGTTGTGGGTTGGTTAGAAGCCAGTGATTTAGATATTAATGCATTGAAGGCTAATTTAGACGCACAGATCGTAGAGCTTATTACTCCTACATCAGTCGCTAAGGACGTACCTTGGTAAAAATCAGTAAAAACCAGTAATATATAACATATACCCTACTCGGGAAGAGTAAACCAATAATTAATTAAAACCAAAACCTATGACACTGTATTATAGAACCTATTCTTGGGGAACATCATCTCCAAAAATAACCGAAGAAGAAGTTCAATTTTTAAATCATTTAGTTGATAAAAAGAATTGGCGAATTGTACAACTACCAAATGGATATTTTCAAACCGAATACCTTAATCCAAATAAAGATAACGATTGGGTCGACGTAACGCGAAGAGAAACTATTGGTGGTGCAGAAGCGGCGATTGACGCTTCAGTAGAGCACTATACAAAAAGACTCGATTTTGCAAAAGGGCCTGTAGTTGTAAAAACTTTCGAATAAGACATTTGTCTAATCTAATTTAATTTAATTTAATATGTCTGACGCAATAGTTAAGAACTTAAACTTTGGAAGCGATGCTCGCTCTAAGGTTTACGAAGGTATTGAAAAGCTAACAAAAGCCGTTAGCTCCACACTAGGGGCTAGCGGTCTTAGCGTAATACTTGAAAACGATAAAGGTAGACCGGTAATCACAAAAGACGGTGTAACAGTGGCAAACAATATATTTTTGCGTGATCCTGTTGAAAATATGGGCGCAACGCTTTTAAAAGATGCTGCTCGAAAAACCGTACAAGAAGCCGGTGATGGAACAACAACCGCAACTGTACTTGCACATGCAATTCTTAAAAATGCATACAAAGCATTAGAGCAAGATAGCTCAAGAACACTAAAAGAAGGAATTGCGAGTGGTGTTGAAAAAGTAATTGCATACTTAGAAAAGATTGCAATACCAGTTGACGGTGATATGATTGACCAAGTAGCAACTATATCTGCAAACAACGATAAAGAACTTGGTAAGCTTATAAGTGATGCTTTTAAGTATGTAGGTAATACAGGTGTGGTTATCATGCAAACCACAGACGAACCTGAAACAACAATAGAAGTTGTAGATGGCGTGCAATATGATCAGCCTCTTAAATCTAATCACTTTATAACAAACGAAAATATAAATGCTGCAGAGCTTGACAACCCTTATATATTAATATCGGAATCACCAATTCCAAATATACGTAGGATTCAATCAGTTTTGGAGCATGTTATAAAAAAGAATAAATCATTATTAGTAATTGCAGACGTTGAGCCTCAAGTGCTGAACACTCTTGCGATGAATAAAATGAAAGGCAACATAAAGGTCAACGTAATTGATTTACCGACTTACGGTATAACGCGTAAGGAAGTAATGCAGGACCTTTGTATGCTTACAGGAGCCAAGGTTATTAATGAAGATCTTGGAGACGATATGGACCTCATAGATATCGAAATGCTAGGCGCCTGCGTTAAAGCAGTTACTAATACAGAAGAAACTGTTTTGCAAATTAAAAGCAAGTCAGAAGAGGTTGAAGAAAAAATTAAAGCAATACAAAAAGATCTTGAAAAGCCAATGATGCCAGCTGCAAAGGTTAGGTATGAAAAAAGGCTAGCAAGACTATCTGCAAAAGTTGCCGTTGTAAAAGTCGGTGCTAATTCAGAAGTTGAGTTAAAAGAAAAGCGTGATAGAGTTGAAGACGCTATATGTGCTACAAAAGCCGCGATTAAAGAAGGTATAGTACCAGGTGGTGGAATAGCCCTTTTAAATGCTGCACAGAAAATAAAAGCTGTCAGCAAAGGCGAAGAACTATTTTATAAATCAATTAAAGCGCCTTTCTATACGATACTTAGCAATGCAGGTATTGAAGAATTTGAAGAGCCTACTATTAAAGGCAAAGGGTTAAATGTTGTTACAGGGGGTATGGTGAATATGATTAAATCTGGAATTATCGACCCGCTACTTGTTACTAAAAGCGCTCTTCGGAACGCGGCTTCAGTGGCCACAACAATTATATCAACCGATTGTGTAATTAATAACGTTAGAGTAGAACAGTTATGAAAGCAATCGGGTATTACTTAATAGTAGAAAAAGAAAAACAAGGTTCACAAAAAACAGAAGGCGGTCTGCTAATTGCAGAAAATGCCCGTGAAGATATAAGATACGCAAAAGCAAGCGTAATATCAGCGGGCGCCGATATAGTTGGAATAAAGGCTGGCGATGCTATTTATTATGATAGGCACGCCGGCCATTCCATTGAACTTGAAAATAAAGTATACAATGTAATTAAAGCGCAAGATGTAGTCGTTATATTATGAAAACAATAAAGGCTTCGGATTTGCGCGACTCAAACGTATTAAAGCATTACCGTATAGTTAGAAGATGGGCATGCAGAAATTACGGTATAAAAGATGCAGATCTGGAGCTTCTTTTATTTTTAGACTGTCAAGGATTTTTTAGCAAAACAGATTTTAAACTTAATACATATGCATACAGCTGGGATAACAATAGGTTCTCACGACTTCTAAAAGAAGGCTGGATAGTATTATGGCGAAGAGGTAACAAATCAGATAGCAAAGGCAGTCTATATAAAGTATCTTTAAAAACAACACAGCTATTAGCTCGTGTTTATAGAATACTTACAGGTGAAGAAGATATTCCGAGTAGCGCGACACAAAGCGTAATTAAAAGCAAAGCGTATACAGACAGGATGCTTCAGGTTGCAATCAAAAGAATAAATAACGACAAAGAAAGATAGCTATGGCTTATACAAAAAATCCAATAATGCGTTTGGGTAATCCTCAAATAGATCCTATGACAGGTCAGCCAATGCAAACAACAATGGTACCACCTCAAATGGCACCAATGGGAGGCGGCTTTACACCTCAAGTTCAGCAAAATATACAAGGTATGACAGGATCACCTGAAATGCGGCAATACGCGGCAGGCGGTATGAATGCGCCTTTATTTATGAAAGACTCACCTTTAAATGGCAATGCCTTTACAGCAGCATTGCAATCAGCCAAGGCATCGGGTGCTAGTACATTTGAAGTTAGTGGAAAAACTTATAACGTAAAATAATAATTATGAAAAAACAACCATTAAAAGGCGGAATAGTAGGAGAGTCTCACGTGTGGGATGGGCCTATTGATACATCAGGGTTTCCTATGGGAAAAGGTAGCAGCTCAGGGGCGAACGGTATGCAAATTAAAAAATACCCTTGCAAGTCTTATGACTTAAACCCGCCTATTACACAACGAGCAAAACAATAATTATGTACGTTCAGCATAGCTCACCGTTCACTAAAAAAGGCGATGCTCCATCTAGGAAGAAATCAAAAGGCTATTATGCTAAAGTAAAAAAAGGTAGTGGCACTGGTAGTAAAGCCGGCGGGGGTATGACAGAAAAAGGCGTAAAGAAATATCGCAAAGATAATCCAGGTAGTAAACTATCAACTGCTGTGACTACACCGCCATCAAAGCTTAAAAAAGGAAGTAAAGCGTATAAACGTAGAAAATCATTTTGTGCACGATCTAAAAGCTGGACCTCAGAAAGAGGTAGAGCCGCACGAAGAAAATGGAATTGCTAATATGAAATATAAACCGTTTACATCAAAACACTGTACACCTTCAAGGTTTACAAGTCCATTAATGCAAACTGATGCGGTTGAAAAGAAAACGCAAATGGATCAAATAAATGCCATTGTTAAAGCGAATCAACAAAGAACAGGATATACTCCGCCTACAAACCGCGCACAGCCTACTATATCGCAAGGAACTGAAGATAGCCTTTTTACAAAGCTTAAAACAATTGTATCAAATCCATTTGATGCTTTAAAAGTTGCATTAGTCCCAGAAGAAGGCGCCTATGAAAGTTTACAAGCTTTAAGAGAAACAAAGCAAGCAGCAAATGCGGGTGTAAAAGAAGCAAAAAACCAATTAGATTCAACTAAAGCATTTAATACATTGTCACAATTTGTACCTGCCGTCGCTACAGCAGATGCTATTGCCTCCGCGATTGAAGGAGATCCAACTGCTATTGTAACAAAAAAGTTAAATAAAATAAAACCTGTGTCTAAAGCTTTAAAAAATATAAATTTAGACCCTAATAAAGCTTCCAAAGTTTTAAGCACAGGGCTTAAGGTTGCTAAAAAAATATGATGAAAGATAGAGGGCTTGGTGATACTATAGCGCGTGCTACTAAAGCTACAGGCATAGATAAGTTTGCAGAGCAAGTTGCTAATGGTTTAAATATACCAGGCGGCTGTGGCTGTAAAGAGCGTCAAGCATATCTTAATAAAGTTGTACCATACGGTAAAAAATAAATTATGGCTTTTAAAATGAAACCAGCTCCATTTAAAATGGATGAAACTCCGGTATACTATGTAGACATGGAAGAAGGTGTTTTAGGTAAAGCTAATAATAACGGCACAATAATAGTAGATGAAAATTTATCACCGCTAGAAGCTAAAAGTGTTATTAAGCACGAGCAAGTGCATATAGATCAAATGCGCAGAGGTGACCTTGATTACGACGATAAAAATGTATACTGGAAAGGCCGTATAATTCCTAGATCTAGTATCAAAGAAGGTGATGAGAATTTACCTTGGGAAAAAGAAGCTTATAATAAATGTAAATGAAAACTTCTAAAAAAGGATATTTAAAAAATAGCCCTGATGTTAATAAGCCTTATAATGTTATTGAAGGCAACAAAATAACAATGAAAGGAGTTGAATTTAAAGTGCTAGGTATTGACAATAATGGCTCAGCTAAAATAATGTACCCTGGTTACGATTATGTATTTCCAGGTGCTAAATATGTAACAGAATATCCGTTAAATAAAAAATAAATAATTATGCCATATCAACAAAAATATAAAGCAGTAGCTAGAATGAATAGCCCTTACGCTAAGCTAGGGCACAGTAATTCTGTAGCTATGCAGCAAAAAAGATACGTATTAGAATCAGATATAGAAGCGGCTACCGAAGGCAATCAATTAGTTCCTGAGCTAGGGGGTAATTTAAACGAAGTTGTAGTAACTGCAAACCCAAAAACTGGTAATACAACAAACTCAACGTCTACATCAGATACAAACGTTAAAACAGGAAAGAAAAAAAGAAAGCCTAAGGCACCATACAGTTTAGCTGGAGTTGCTATTCAAGCATTAAGAGTGCCATTTACACGAAGAGCATATGGAGCACGTGAAGGCGCAAAAAGAGAAACAGAAAGAAAAGCTGGGTTAGCCACAAGCAATCGTTATAGAACAAGATTATTTTAAAAGTAATTTAATATATAATTATGTAATATTTATATTGCATAATTAACTTAAATTAAATATAATGAAAAAAATACTTTTATTAACAATTTTATTTTCAGCTTTTACATTTGCACAAGGTAAATTTCAAGGGTGGTGGCATAACCCCGAGCAAGAAGATTATATAACAATAATTGAAGAAACTGATTTTGGCGTAATAAGCGTTGTTAATTTTGATCCGTTTGAAGATCATTATATACAAGAACAAATAGTTGAAAGAAGTAAAAACACTTTTACAACACACATACACAGGCCTGAAAACGGATGGACTGTTACAATTGAATATAAATTAAAAAGTAAAAATCGTTTAATATGTAAATTTACAGGCGATTACAATGAAACTTTAATATACAAAAGGTATAAATTTCCAAAACAAAAATTAAAAACTTAAAACAATGGCATATACGCAATCGCCCGCAAATGTATTAAAAGGGCAAATGAAAAACAAAGCGGCAGGATTAATGCATGGCGACTCTGTGGCTCATCAAAACGTTAAAAAAGGAAACGATTCAGAACTATTGAATTATAGCACTAACCAATATAGTTACACAAATAACCCTAATGACCGATTAGCGAATAATAGAGTTCAAGATGGGCATTTAACAGGGGCTAGATTTCATTATTCAGATAAAGAAGACGGCCCAAGTGTAAGAGAAGCATTTAACCAAGCGTTTAAAAGAGCTGGCAAACTAGGTGCTAAAACTTTTAATTTTCATCACAGTGGTACAAAAGACAAAGATGGTAAATATACTTTTAAAGGCGGTAAGTATACTACTGAAAAATCATAAATGAAAAAGCTTTTAAGTCTTTTATCAGGCGGTATAATTAAAGACGTAGGTAATGTAATCGATAAGCTTACAACTACAGATGAAGAAAGATTAGCTGCTAAACAAAAGATTCAAGAGTTATTGGAAAAAGCAGATCAAGACGCACAGACACAGGTGACTGAAAGATGGAAAATGGATATGCAATCAGATTCATTTTTATCTAAAAACATTCGGCCACTTGTGCTGGTGTATCTTACATCTATATTTACTATTTTAGCTTTTGCTGATGGTAATGTAGGCGGATTTGTAGTAGCAGAAGATTATATTCCAATTTTTCAATCATTATTAATAACAGTCTACGGTGCGTATTTTGTTGGACGCACGTGGGAAAAATCAAAAAAATCCAACAATAACAATTAAATTAAATCAAATGTCAAAAATTACAGATGAGCAGTTAGAAAAGTTACATAAACAGCAAACTGCATTAAATTCATTACTAAGCAAGATTGGTATCGCAGAGTCTCAGAAACACGCGCTGCTACACGAAATTGCAGGTGTAAATCAAGAGATTGAAGAGTTCAAAACTGAACTTGAAAAAGAATACGGTTCTGTTAATATTAATTTAGAAACAGGCGAATATTCTAAGATCGAACAAGATGAAGTTAATAAGGAAGATTAGTATTGGGTCAGACTATAAGAATGACGCAATGCATTATTCAGTAGGTCAGCAAGTATATGGCGGTCACGAAATATCGGCTATACTGTTTGAAGACGAAGATACTTCGTACAATATCTACATTAAGAAAAACTCAGAGGTTTTGCCATGGAAGAAATTTAACTCTAACATGGCAATTTCCGTTGAGTACGATCTTGAATACTAATGAAATCATTATACCAATTTATAGTAAAACCTAAAGGCGAACGATATAATAATACTAAAAAAGTAGGTGACAGTAGCCTGCTACTAAATACAAGTATAGAAAGCTTTCGTCACATAAACAAAGAAGCTATAGTAGTTTCTACTCCAGCTGCTTTTAATACCAACATAAATATAGGAGATACTGTTTTAATACATCACAATATATTTAGAAGATGGTATGATATGAAAGGGGCTGAAAAAAACGGAAGTATGTATTTTAAAGATAATATGTATTTCGTTAACGTAGATCAAGTTTATGGGTATAAAAAAAATAACAATTGGGTTATGGTTAACAATAGATGCTTTATAAAGCCTATTAAAGAAACAAGCTCATATTCAAACGAAAAAGAGCAAAAGCATATTGGTATACTAAAGTATGGTAATAATGCGTTAGAAGCGCTCCAGATTAGCCCAGGAAGCTTAGTAGGCTTTACGCCTAGTAGTGAATGGGAATTTATTATAGACGATGAGCGTCTTTATTGTATGAAATCAAATGATATAGCTATTAAGTATGAACGTAAAGGACACGAAGAAGAATATAATCCGAGCTGGGCAAAAAGCGGTTAATGAATTAATTCGCGTTGCTGAAGAGCAGATTATAACAGATACTGAAGACGACCTTTCAGCTGACAGACTTAAGAATGCCGCAGCCACTAAAAAGTTAGCGATCTTTGATGCGTTTGAAATACTAACACGCATAGACGAAGAAAGATCATTATTAGAGGGTGAGAATCAAGCGGCTAAAGCTAAATCATTTAAAGGCTTTGCAGAAGGTAGATCGAAATGAATTACACACAAACACTGTTTGAAATTCTGCCTGATTATATAAGCAAGAAAGTTCTTAATAAAAAGAATAGGTATAAGCAATGGAAGTATGGCTATGACAAAGAAAACGATGTTGTAGTTATAAGTAAGACCGGAGAGATTGGAGATGTGTATAGCATACAAAATCTTAAAATAGCTTTACCAAAAACATCTGATCCGTATAAATTTAAAAAAAATACGTGGAATCAAATAGATTATCCTAAAGAACTTGAAAAAATAAAAAGTGTATTTGAGTGGAACCAAATGCCCGAATACTTTAAAGAAAAATATTATGACTATATTGACGAAGAGTTTAAACGCCGAGATCAGGGGTTTTCGTTCGTTAACAAAGGCAATTCTACTTATATTACTGGCACTCATTACATGTACTTGCAGTGGAGTAAAATTGACGTTGGGGCCCCTGAATTTAGAGAAGCAAACAGATTATTCTTTATATTTTGGGAAGCGTGTAAAGCTGATACACGATGTTATGGGATGTGCTATCTTAAGAACAGACGATCGGGATTTTCATTCATGGCATCGGGAGAAACTGTTAACATGGCAACAATATCATCTGATTCACGGTTTGGCATACTATCCAAATCCGGAGCTGACGCTAAAAAAATGTTTACTGACAAAGTTGTGCCAATATCCGTTAATTACCCATTCTTCTTCAAGCCAATACAAGACGGTATGGATCGACCAAAAACCGAACTGGCGTATAGGGTACCCGCATCGAAGCTTACCAGAAGAAAACTTGATCAAGGCGAAAAACCGGAGGAGCTCGAAGGGCTCGATACAACAATCGACTGGAAAAACACAGGAGACAACTCGTATGACGGTGAAAAACTCAAACTTCTTGTACACGACGAATCGGGAAAATGGGAGAGGCCGGACAACATTTTAAATAACTGGCGAGTCACAAAAACAACACTTAGGTTAGGATCTAGAATTGTAGGTAAGTGTATGATGGGCTCAACTTCAAACGCATTAGACAAAGGTGGAGCAAATTTTAAAAAGTTATACGAAAATTCAAACGTTACTGAACGAAACCGCAATGGACAGACTAGCTCGGGACTATATTCTTTGTTTATACCTATGGAGTGGAACTACGAAGGATTCATTGATACTTATGGAAACCCTGTCTTCGATACACCAAAAGAACCAGCTGAGGGGCCATATGGAGAGCTTATTGACCAAGGAGTAATTGAACATTGGCAAAATGAAGTTGATGGTCTTAAAAATGATCAGGACAGCTTAAACGAATATTACAGACAATTTCCAAGAACTGAGCAGCACGCTTTTAGAGATGAAGCAAAAGAGTCTTTATTTAATCTAACTAAGATTTACGAACAGATAGATTATAATGAAGAAGTTCAAAACGGAATGCAAGTTACACAAGGTAGTTTTCAATGGGAAGGGGGGAGCAAGATAGCAATGTAATATTTGCGCCAAATATGAATGGAAGATTTAGAGTATCTTGGGTGCCTCCTAAAAATTTACAAAACCGCGTAATAGTAAAAAATGGTGTGAAATACCCAGGTAATGAACACATTGGTGCTTTTGGTTGTGACTCGTATGATATATCAGGAACAGTTGATAAGAGAGGATCAAAAGGTTCTTTGCATGGATTAACTAAGTTCAGCATGGAAGATGCGCCGCCTAATATGTTTTTTTTAGAATATATTGCACGGCCTCAAACAGCTGAAATATTTTTTGAAGATGTACTTATGGCACTGGTATTCTACGGGATGCCGTTATTGTGCGAAAATAATAAACCTCGATTATTATACTATTTAAAAAGAAGAGGTTATAGAGGGTTTTCAATGAACCGACCGGATAAGCTTTGGAATAAGCTTTCTGTTACAGAAAAAGATATAGGCGGTATACCAAACTCGTCTGAAGACATTAAGCAAGCGCACGCTGCAGCAATAGAAAGTTATATAGAAAATTATGTTGGCCAAGTTACTGAAGGTGTATATGGTGATACGTATTTTCAAAAAACGCTAGAAGACTGGGCTGGATTTAATATAAACAATAGAACAAAATTTGATGCAACAATTAGTTCGGGGTTAGCTATTATGGCTTGTAATAAAAACAGGTATAGACCGTCTGCTGAAAAAGTAATTAGGTCTGTACCGCTAAGCTTTAAAAAATATAACAATAAAGGATATAGTTCAAAAATAATATAATAAATGGTTAATACTAATTACAACAGCTCGTTTCCCGATCAGGTGGTACCTAATGAGGAAAAGCAGTCATTAGATTATGGTTTGCAAGTAGCAAGAGCTATTGAAAACGAGTGGTTTAGAAATAACCGTGGCGGGGATCGTTTTACTTCTAATTTTCAGGAGTACCATAGGAGAAGGTTATACGCTAGAGGCGAGCAATCTATTCAGAAGTATAAAGATGAATTATCTATTAATGGTGATTTATCTTATTTAAATTTAGATTGGAAACCTATACCTATTATTCCTAAATTTGTCGATATTGTAGTTAATGGCATGTCGCAGCGTAATTATGAAATAAAAGCAAGCGCTCAAGACCCTGTTGCTCAAAAGAAAAAAACTGATTACGCCAGAGGCATAATGTTAGATATGAAAAAATATCAGCAGCTTATGGCATTAACGGAGCAAACAGGCAGAAATTTCTTTTCTACAGACAATCCGCAATCATTGCCAAAAAACAAAGAAGAGTTTGAACTGCATATGCAGATGGACTATAAAGAGTCTGTTGAATTAGCAACTGAGCAACTTATAAATAACTGTTTAGATAAAAATAAATACGACGAAATTCGTAAAAGAATTATACAAGACTTGGTTATATGTGGTATAGGAGGAGCCAAAACAGAATACAATAAATCAAATGGGTTGCAAGTAAAATATGTTGACCCCGCGAACCTAGTCTATTCTTATACTGAAGACCCTAACTTTGACGATTTATATTATATAGGCGAAGTAAAACAAATTTCATTAAGCGAAATTGCAAAGTTATTTCCGTATCTTTCGCCGCAGGATATTCAAGAAATACAAAAGTACCCAGGCAATAATGATTATATAAGAAATTATTATGGGCAAAACGATAACAATACAATAAGTGTTATGTTTTTTGAATACAAAACTTTTGAAAAGCAGGTATTCAAAATTAAAAGAACAGAGTTTGGCTTAGAAAAAGCATTAGAAAAAACCGACGTATTTTCGCCGCCCCCTAGCGATAATTTCGAAAGAGTAGAAAGAGTTATTGAAGTGTTATATACGGGGGCTAAAGTGCTCGGTCATGAAAAGATGCTTTCGTGGAAGTTAGCTGAAAACATGACAAGGCCATACGCTGATTCTCCTAAAGTTGAAATGAATTATAGTATAGTAGCGCCTAGAATGTATAAGGGCAAGATTGAATCATTAGTAAGCCGCATAACTGGGTTTGCAGATATGATCCAGCTTACTCATTTAAAATTGCAGCAAGTTTTATCTCGTATGGTACCAGATGGTGTCTACGTTGATGTTGACGGCTTAGCTGAAGTAGATTTGGGTAACGGCACAAACTATAATCCGGCGGAGGCATTGAACATGTATTTCCAAACTGGTAGCATAGTGGGGCGCTCGTTTACACAAGATGGCGATATGAACCCCGGCAAGGTGCCTATTCAAGAGTTACAAACATCATCTGGACAAGGGAAAATTGCTTCGCTTATTAGTACGTATCAATATTATTTACAGATGATAAGAGACGTAACGGGATTAAATGAAGCGCGCGACGGGAGCACGCCGGATAAGAATGCGCTGGTAGGGCTACAAAAGCTTGCAGCGGCAAATAGCAACACAGCTACAAGACATATATTACAATCAGCTTCTTTTATTACGCTTAGATTGTGTGAAAACATTTCTTTAAAAGCTAAAGACATATTTGAATTTGCTTTAACAGAAGAAACACTGTTAGAAAGTATAAATCAATTTAATGTTGAAACGCTAAAAGAAGTTTCGGATTTACATTTGCATGATTTTGGTATATATTTAGAACTTGAACCTGACGAAGAAGAAAAAGCTCGTCTTCAACAAAATATACAGGCTTCATTACAAGCCGGTTCAATATACTTAGATGACGTTATAGAAATACAAAACATTAAAAATATTGATTTAGCTAATAAGTATTTAAGACTTAAAAGGCGTCAAAAGCAAGAGCAAGATCAACAAGCAAGTCAAGCTAATATACAAGCACAAGCGCAAGCAAATGCTGAAACAGCAGAAAAGGCGGCCTTAGCGGAATTGCAGAAACAGCAGGCTCTTACGGAGAGCAAGCTGCAGTTAGAGCAGGGTAAGTCGCAATTTGAAATACAAAGGCTAGAGCGGGAAGCAGAAATTAAAATGCGTTTAATGGAATTAGAATTTAATTTTAATAAACAATTAGCGCAAGCGCAAGCGGAAGCCGCGAAAGGCAAGGAATCTTACAAAGAAGATAGGAAAGACGAGCGCACTAAAATACAAGCTTCGCAGCAATCAGAATTGATTGATCAACGAAAAAACGACACACTGCCAAAAAACTTTGAATCCGCTGGATTTGATGTGCTAGGTGGGTTTGACTTGGGTCAATTTGATCCTAAGTAATTTTTATTAATTTTATAATATTTTATCATGACAGAAACAGTCAAGCAAGAGGGAGAATTTAAAGTTAAACCTCGAAAAATGAAAAAGCTTTCTGATACACCTAAAACTATCAAAGTAGATTTATCAGAAAAACCGGAAAAAACACAGGAAACAGGTGATACCATTAAGGTAGATCTTACTGAAAAAAAAGAAGACGATGCCGTTCAAGTCAACCCAACAGATGAGAGCAATGCTCCTGTCGAAGAATCCAAAGACTCGCCAAGTAGCGAAGAAGTGGTTGAAGAAGTACGGGTCACCGAAGAAGAACCTGTAATACAAGAAATAACAGAAGAAGAGGTTCAAGAGCAAAAAGAAACTCTGCAAGAGCAGGTTGAAGAAGCTGTGCAGGAGTCACAAGAAACTGCTGAACCACTACCGGAAAATATTCAAAAAGTTGTAGACTTTATGAGTGAAACCGGAGGCACATTAGAAGATTATGTAAGATTAAATGCAGATTATTCTGATGTAGATAACAATACACTTTTGCGAGAATACTATCGCCAAAGCAAACCTCATCTTGATTCGGAGGATGTAAATATACTTTTAGAAGACTTTACATGGGATGAAGACATAGATGATCAGAAAGATATACGTAAGAAAAAAATTGCGTATAAAGAAGAAGTTGCGAAAGCTAAAGGTTTTTTAGAAGGGCTGAAAGATAAATATTACGACGAAATCAAGTTGAGACCCGGCGTAACTCAGCAACAAAAAGAAGCAGTTGACTTTTTCAATCGATACAATGAAGAACAGCAAACTATAGAGCAGCGAACTAACGATTTTCAAGGACGTACAAAAAATTATTTTAACGACGATTTCAAAGGTTTTGATTTTAAACTCGGTGAAAAACAATTTAGGTACGGACTAAAAGATAATTCTTCAGTCGCAAATCAACAATCAGATATAAGTAACTTTATCAAGAAGTTCTTGAATGACAAAGGTGAAGTGTCAGATTTAAGTGGATATCATAAAGCTTTATACGTAGCTAACAATCCTGACCGTATTATAAACCATTTTTATGAACAGGGTCGTGCTGACGCAGTTCGTGATTTAACAGCTAAATCAAAAAATATTAGCAATGAACCACGATCAACGCAAAGCGGCGATGTGTTTGTTAATGGCTATAGGGTCAAATCTGTTAGCGGTGCGGATTCTTCAAGACTTAAAATTAAAACAAAACGTTAAAACTTAAAATTTATAAAAAATGGCATTATCACCTTTGTACGGCTCGTTGATCCCAACGGCCGCAAAACAAACCGGCACTTCAAACTATCTTGATTTTACAAGTGGTGCTGGTAATGACTTTTCTCAACAATATCTACCTGAAATTTATGAAGCTGAAGTAGAGCGATACGGAAACCGTACGCTTTCTGGATTCCTTCAGATGGTAGGAGCTGAGATGCCGATGAGTTCTGATCAAGTAATTTGGTCTGAGCAAAATCGTTTACATATTTCGTATAACGCATGTACAATTGCAGCCGCTGATAGCGCTACTGTAATTATTGGAGACAACACTACTGGAGGATCTAGTATTGTTGGAGGCACTGGAAAACATCATGCGATTCGTAAGAATGCATTGATTGTTGTTCTTGATCCTGACACAGGCACTGAGCAAAAAGCTTTTGTAAGCGCGATTACAGGGACTACCGTTGAAGCTCACCCATTTGGGTCAGCAACATGGTCAGCTGCTCTCGTATCTGCAGATGCTTTAAAAGTATTTGTATTTGGTTCTGAATTTGGAAAAGGAACTTCCGGAATGGAAGGTTCAGTAGAGCCTGAGTTTACTCAGTTTAGTAACTCGCCTATTATCATTAAAGATCATTATGGTATTAATGGTTCTGACACTGCTCAGATTGGATGGGTTGAAGTTGCTACTGAAGATGGAACTTCTGGATATCTATGGTATCTAAAAGCTGAATCAGAAACAAGACTACGTTATCAAGATTACTTAGAGATGACAATGGTTGAGGCTGAAAAATCTGATTCAGCAACTGATACTACAGGTTCTATTTCTGCTTACAAACAAAATGTAAAAGGTACGCAGGGTCTTTTTGCAGCGCTTAACAAGCGTGGGAATGTATATTCAGCTTTTCCTGCTACATTAGATTCTTTTGACGAAATCCTTAAAAACCTAGACGGACAAGGTGCAATTGAAGAAAATATGCTTTTCTTAGATCGTACTACCAATCTAGCTTTTGACGATATGCTTGCAGGGTTAAACGGTGGAAATACTGGATCTGGATCTGCTTATGGTATATTTGAAAACTCTGAAGAAATGGCTTTGAATCTTGGATTCACTGGCTTCCGCAGAGGTTCTTATGATTTCTATAAGACTGACTGGAAATACTTAAATGATGCATCAACACGTGGATTTGACAGCAGCTATAATACTGCGGGCGAGGATTCAATTGATGGTGTTCTTATTCCAGCTGGTACTTCTACTGTATATGACCAAATACTTGGTACTAACATTCGACGACCATTCCTTCACGTACGTTATCGTGCATCTGAAGCTGATGATCGAAGACTTAAAACTTGGATTACAGGTTCAGTAGGTGGAGCATTCACTTCAAGCGAGGATGCAATGAATGTACACTTCTTGTCAGAAAGATGTTTGTGTGTTCAAGGTGCTAACAACTTCGTATTGTTGAAGAAATAAGCATTATCCTTTTAAAAAAAAATTACCCTCGTTTAACCGCGGGGGTAGTTTTTATTTTTATTAAAACTTTTATTATATTATATCATGGCAAAAAAAGCTGTAGCAGAAGAAACAATTGAGGTTGCACCTCAGGAAATAGTTAAGGCTAAAACTGTAAAAAAAGAGCCAAAAGGACCACAATGGGAAATTAAAGATAGACACTACTATTTAGTAGGTTCGTCTCCATTAACTTACACTGTACCAGCCAGACATTCTAGGCATAGATCATTGCTTTGGTTTGATTCAGAAAAAAATGAACAAAGAGAGCTTAGATATGCAACTAATCAAAATTCTCCATTTGTTGATGAACAAAATGGTGAAGCTACATTAGGGCATATTATGTTTAAGAATGGCCACTTATTCGTAAGCAAAGAAAAGCAAGCATTACAAAAGCTGCTTTCTTTATATCACCCATTTTTAAATAAAAGATATACAGAGCATGATTCTATTGTCGAAGCAAAAGATCAGCTTGAAGATATTGAAATAGAACTGGAAGCTCTTAATGCCGCAATGGTAATGGATGTTGACATGGCTGAAGCTATTGTTCGAGTTGAGCTTGGCAGCTCAGTTTCAAAAATGAGTTCTAAAGAATTGAAAAGAGATTTACTTTTGTTTGCTAAAAGAAATCCTGGGCTATTTTTAGAGCTTGCGAACGACGATAATGTTCAACTTCGTAATTTTGCAATTAAAGCAAAAGAAGCAAATATTATTAAACTTTCACAGGACCAGAGAATCTTTTCTTGGGCGTCAAATGATAAAAAGCTAATGACTGTACCATTTGATGAAAACCCATATTCAGCTTTTGCTGCATTCTTGCAAACAGATGAAGGCGTAGAAGTTTATAAATCAATTGAGAAAAAGTTTGCATAACGCGTAATACTAATATAGAGCGGTAGCGTTATGTTGCCGCTCTTTATTAAAATAAAAATATGGCTATAAATGTAAATACCGTATATCAAACGGTTTTATCTATTTTAAATAAAGAACAGCGGGGCTATATGACCCCAGATGAATTCAACAAAGTAGCTACTCAGGTGCAATTGGAAATTTTTGAAAGTTATTTTAATGACTTAAACCAACAGCTTAGAGTGCCGCAAACAAATGTTGAATATGCTGACAGACAAAAAAATATAGATGAATGCTTAGCTATATTTAAACAATTTGGAAATACATTTATAACTCCCGCGGGAAGAGTTTTAACGGTAACTGTTACTAATGGAGGAACCGGACATAGTAATGGCACAAATGTCGCTACTAGTGGTGGAGACGGCTCAGGGCTCACTGTAAACACTACAACCAGTGGAGGAGTAATACAGTCAGTTACTATAGCTAATGGTGCATCAGGATATTCAGCCACAAACACAATAATAATAACAGGTGGCACTACAGACGCTGTTTTAACAATAGACTCTGTTAATCCTGATTTGTATTTTTCTGTGCCAAATGACTTATATAAACTAGGCACGGTTATTTACAATAATGCCGTAGAGCTTCAAAAAGTTAATAGAAACGAATATCTTTACTTAAACGCGTCTCTTTTAACAAAGCCCACAACAGATTTTCCTGTATATATATACGAAAGAGCTACTCAAGGGACAACAGGTAATAATACAGGTAGCCCTCATTTATATATATACCCTTCAAGCATTGCAAGTGCCAACGATATAAAAGTATCTTATATAAGAAAACCGTCTGATATTGTTTGGGGTTTTTCTATTGGTAGTTTAGGTCAATATTTATATTCATCTAATGTTTCAACTCAGTTTGAACTAATAGAGTCAGAACAAACAAATATTATATTAAGAATATTAGCATATGCAGGCATTATAATAAAAGACCCTCAAATTGTGCAGGTAGCAGCACAAGCTGTTCAGTCTGAGCAAATAAATTCTAAAAGTTAATATATGGCAGCACCTGATGGCGGATTAATAACGCAAACTAATGAGCAATATTACACCGGTGATGATTACGGTAGCTACAGATATATATCTATAACAGAGCTTATCAATAACTTTTTAATGATACATGTTGGTGATGGCAAACTTATCTCCTCTGTTAATAGAAATGAAATAATATTTCATGCCAAGCGAGCAATGCAAGAGTTTAGCTATGATACTTTAAAAAGCATTAAATCACAAGAACTAACAATTCCAAATAATCTTACTGTGGCAATTCCACAAGACTATGTTAATTATGTTAAAGCATCGTGGACGGACGCCTTAGGCGTCAAGCACGTAATATACCCTACTCGTCTTACAGGTAGTCCAACCGAAGTGCCTGTGCAAGATGGACAAGGCATACCTACGCAGGATATTAGCGGTGATAACTTAGAAGGAACATCTATTACAGAAGAAAAATGGAAGGCAGCAGATATGAAAAAAATAACTGGAGGTTATGATGAAAACTTTTCAGATGCGGCTATAAATGATTTTTCTAAACATAGATTAGGGGTTGGTCAAAGGTTCGGTTTAAACCCAGAAACAACGCAAATAAATGGTTTTTTTACAATAAACGAAAGAGAAGGTAAATTTGCTTTTTCAAGTGATTTAGTTGATAAAGTAATAATTCTAGAATATATATCTGATGGGTTGGCTTATACTACAGATATGAAAGTGCCTAAGTTGGCAGAAGAAGCTTTTTATGCATATATAATTTATGCTGTTATTTCTGGACGAGCTAATCAACCCGAGTATATTGTGCAAAGAATTAAAAAAGAAAAAAGAGCTAAGCTTAGAAACACTAAGTTAAGAATATCAAATATTAAACTTGAGGAAATTTCACAAGTATTTAGAAATAAATCTAAAATAATTAAACACTAATGCCTGAAGTTAAAAACGCCTTCATAAAATCGAAGATGAACAAGGACCTAGATGCGCGCTTGTTGCCATCTGGAGAATATAGAAATGCTTTAAATATTCAAATCAGCAAATCAGAAGGTTCTGACGTGGGTGCTTTAGAAAATGTATTAGGAAATAAATGGCTTACAAATTTTTCACCTCAAATTCTTAATTTATATTGCATTGGGCATTTTGTAGATGAGGCTAATGAGATAATATATTTATTTTTTACAAATAATACAAATATACCTTATGACTCATCTAGTAAGAATTATATATTTAGTTATAACCCTTCTACTGATACAAGAACGCTTCTTGCTGAGGGCGCTTTTTTGAATTTTTCAACGCACAACCCTATTTACGGAATTAATTTATTAGAAGATTTATTATTTTTTACTGACAATAGAAATCAACCTAGAAAAATAAATATTGATGATGCTGCTGGCGGTACATATTATACTACAGAAGATCAAATTTCCGTAGCTAAAGTAGCGCCTGCATATTCTATGCTAGTTTACAAAGAAAACAGCAATTCCTCTGCTACAGTACCATATGAAACTACAATGAAAGATGCAGTTTCTTTATTTTTACCGCATGGCGGTACCGCAGATGTAAATGCATCTGTAACTAGTTCTAATACTTTTAATATAGACAACTTAAATATAAGTAAATATCCTAATGAGCCAAGACCTGGCGCTACAATTGCAAAGGTAAATACAAGTGGTACAATAACAGATTTAGACGTGACTGTTTTAAGCTATAGCTCAAATACTGTTACTCTTCAAGTTGGCGAAACTGTAAGTTTAGATGATGACACTCAGGTTGTATTTAATTTTAATCCATATTTTGACAATAGTTACGCTGGGAATTCTAAATTTCTTGAAAATAAATTTGTAAAATTTAGCTATAGGTTTAAATATGATGATGGTGAATATTCGCCATTAGCACCATTTACGCAATCATGTTTTATACCTAAGCAAGACGGTTATTTTTTGAATACAGCAATTAATGAAAGTGATCAAATTGAAACTTTTGAGTCTACTATTGTTTCTTTTATGGAAAATAAAGTAAATTCAATTGATTTTATAATTCCTTTACTAGCCGCTGCAGATCAAATAGAATCTAAATTTTTAATTAAGCAGATAGATATAATTTATAAAGAATCTGATGGTGTGGCATTATATGCCGTAGAATCTATACCTGTAACTACAATTGCTCAGTCTGGTTCTGATGAATATTACACGTACACATATATAAATAAAAAACCATATAAAACTTTACCAGAGGCGGATTTAATAAGAGTTTACGATAAAACGCCAGTAAAAGCTTTTTCGCAAGAAGTTTCTGGTAATAGGGTTATTTATGGTAATTTTCAAGATAAACACACGCCTCCAGATTTTATAGATTATAATGTTGGAATTGCTTCAAAATTTAATTTTGACGCGATTGGAACAAACTTTGATGTGGAGGATAAAACCAGCATTGTAGAATATCCTAATAGTACGCTAAAAACAAATAGAACATATCAAGTAGGTATTATTTTAGCGGATAAATTTGGAAGACAATCATCTGTTATACTCTCAAATTCAACTACAAAAGTAACATTTGCAGGCAATACATTTGAAGGAGAAACTATTTATTCGCCATATATAGATGAGCAAATAGATCAGAGTGAATGGCCAGGTAATTCAATTAGATTATTAATAAATAGTTTGCCTGCGTCAGGAGCGGATAGTGCTACTATGTACCCTGGTATTTATAATGGCGATATTAATGATACCGCCTATAACCCTCTTGGTTGGTATAGTTATAAAATAGTTGTTAAACAAACAGAGCAGGAATATTATAATATTTATACAGCAGGCGCTTTAAAAGGCAATGCAGAAATTAATGCTAATTTAATAGACGGAGAAGAATCACATATATCCTTAATAAATGATAATATAAATAAATTGCCTAGAGATTTATCTGAAGTTGGACCTCAGGATAAAACATTTAGAAGTTCTATTAGAGTACATGGACGCGTTAACAATGAGGACACAGATACCGCAACATATCCAAATGGAGGCTATTCATATTCAAACACTGGTAATACACAATTTTATCCAGGAACATCTTCATTTGTTGCTAAAAATATACAAGATATTTTTGATGTTTATAATTTTAACACTAGTACAAGCGGGAGTATACCTAATACCGAAAAAATAAATTTATTTTATGAGGCCACAAGAAATCCGTTGGTTGCGGCTATTTCTACAAGTCAAACTTCTAGTCTACAATTCGGTCAACAAAGCCCCGTTTCAGGAACAACTTTTACAACAATTAAAAATTTAGCTGTATTTGAAACAGAGCCAGTAGTTTCTTTATTGGATATATATTGGGAAACATCAACATCTGGACTTTTATCTGACTTACAAACAGCTATTGATAATTCAGGTGGAAATGCAACCGCTACATTTAGTTCGTTTAATGATAGTGTTTTTAATGAAACTCTTAATAATGGTGACAATATATTGGCAGGCGATTTTTCAATAAATGACTCATTTGGGTCAATAATTCCTAATTCAAATATAACGTCTTTTACACTTGCGTCTGTGTATACAAATGAACTTACGCCTCAAGATGTAACTGCTAGATTTCTATTATATCAATCAACACCTAATGATTATTCAACAAATAATGTTAGAACACAAGGTGCTTTTGAGCAAAACAATTACTATGGATCTAGCGTGCAAAAACGAACATTTAGTTTTCAATTTTTTGTAACCACAGATGATGGTACAGGAAACCCTCCGGTTACAACTACAATAAATAAAACAGCTAATTTATTAAATGTTGCGCCGGTAATATATCAAAATGATGGAACAACTTTGCAGCCTCCTACTGAAAACTTAGGCTCACTCGAAAGAGCAGCTACAACTTTAAAACAATTAAAAGGTAAAAATGGCGCAACATCAAACAGCAATTATGAAGGCAAAAATTTAGCGTGGTCGGTATCTGCTGTTAACAGTAGTGGGGGTAATGCCTCTGCCCATTTTAATGTAAATACCACGGCTGGGCAGGATATATCCTCTTGTACGCTTGTTAATACCTCACCAGGAACTATTCCTGGGGGTACATACACAATTACAGTAACTTTAACTGATGCCGGCTCCTCTACCGACTCCACTGTGTTTACAGCGTTTTTTGGCGCTGTTCCAGCATCAATTGTAGAAGCAACATATAGATATGTTTATTCAGGAGGTGGCGGCGGTGGTTATAATGATCAAACAGGTGTTTTAATTGAAATAACCGGTAGAACTAATACTTCTGAAAATGGCTTTTATTATATACCTGGAGGTTGGTCATATTTACAAACCCAAGCCGATTCTTCAAATAATATAGAAATTGATAGAACAAACGCTAAATTTTATGGCCTAAATGGGTGCGCTGGTGGCCCATGGTATTTTGCCACTAGCAAATCAAGTAGTACCAATGGCATTCCCTATATATTAAGGAATTGCGCAGGCGTAACACCTAATAGCGTATCGGGCCCTATTTCTGAAACACCAGTTACTACAACAGGGTATACATTTTCAATAGTATAAAATTGTAATAAAATAGTAAAACAAGTAATTATATATGGGAGCAATATTAGAGGTTAAATATTTTAACAGCTTTCTTTTAAAAAAGATAAACACTACCAGTAATGGGCCTGATAGACCAGATTATAATGGGTCTAGAGGCATCCCATCAGATATTGGTGGATATCCTGTTTTTACTAGCTTAGGAACAAGTAAATGGGCTATAGAAGAGTCTAGAATCCGCGGGGGGTACAATAATACTAGCGAAGGATATGGTGTAAAAGCATATATAGTTGAAGAAGAAACTAATGGCATTATAAGATTCAATTCTCTTATATATTCAGGCATATTTAATTCAAGAACGGGTATTAATAAAACAAATGTATTTTCTGTTGGAGAAGATATAACAAAAAGCTTAGACCCTTCAAAAGGAAGTATACAAAAACTATATGCTGAAGACACAAACTTAATTATATTTCAAGAAAATAAAGTTAATAGAGCTCTTATTGACAAGGACGCAATATATTCAGCTGAAGGCGGCGGCACTATAACATCAAGTAATTTAGTTATTGGTCAAATTGTGCCCTATGCTGGTGAATATGGAATAAGCACTAGTCCAGAAAGCTTTGCTGTTTATGGATATAGAAAATATTTTGCAGATAAACGAAGAAACGCTATATTAAGGTTATCAAGAGATGGGATAGAAGAAATATCCCGCTATGGCATGCGAGATTATTTTAGAGATGAATTTGTTAGAATTGATGAATTATCACAAGGAAAAATTTACGGCGCTTTTGATATACACACTAAACAATATGTAGTTTCTACGCAAGCGGATCTGTCCTTGCCAAACGAACCATATAATACTCTTGCATTTGATGAAGATGTAAAAGGCTGGACTAGTTTTTTTAGTTATAAGCCACAGCAGATGTTTAGTTTAAGAAAATCATTTTATTCAATATCACAACTTTTTTCACCAAGCAATGGTGTTTTAGTTGGAGATACAAAAGCTAATATATTTCAACATTATCAAACTTTAGATAGAGACCAAGTTGATATTAATAGAGCTAATTTTTACGGTAAAGATCACCAATCTAGCATAACTTTTGTTTTTAATCCTAAAGTAAGCATGTCAAAAAACTTTCAGACAATTAATTATGAAGGTAGTAATGGTTGGAAAATATCATTAATTCAATCTGACGAAACTGGTTCAGATGAAATAAACCAAAGTTATTCTTTGTTTTATGACACCGGAGAAGAAATAAAAAGTTATTATAATGGTGAATATGTAATAAATTCATCTAACGGAAATCCCGTATCAAGGCAAGATTATTATAGTACATTTTATACATACGAACCTCCTCTTCCAAGATTTTATGCAGGCTTTAATAGAAAAGAAAATAAATATGCTGCGCCAATAATAAGTAATAGTTTAGCTAGGCCAGGAGAAATATTAAGCGGAAGAAGTGTGTCCGGTATTAAAGGCTATTTTGCAACAATAAAAATATCAACTGACGCTACAATAACTTCTGATGGTAGAGCAACTGCAGGAACTGATATAGGTGGTTTTAAAGAGCTATTTGCGGTATCATCTAATTATGTAGAATCATCATATTAAAATTATGGAACAAATATTAGAACTTTTTTTCGGTAATCCAGACTATAATTTAACATACGGAATTGCGCCTCTTGCGGGATTAGCCGTTAGTGCTGGCGTTAGTTTATTAGGCGGTATATTTGGATCTTCCAGAGCTAAAAAACAGGAACAAGCAGCAAGAAAAAAAAGACTTAAATTAGAGGGTGAGCTTAAAAGAGCTGAAAATAATAGACAGGCAATTGTAAATCCTTATGAAGGTGTTAAAGAAATACCTGTTTCCATGAGTAATCCATTTGAAAATATTGGTGTTGCTACAAATGCTGCTACTATGCAAGCTGAAGAAGCTGATATTGCTCTCGCTAATACATTGGACACAATACGATCAACTGGTGCGAGTGCCGGCGGGGCTACTGCGCTTGCCCAAGCGGCGCTTAGAAGTAAAAAGGGTATTGCGGCAAGCATTGAGCAACAAGAAGCTAAAAACGAGCAATTAAAAGCTGAAGGTGAATTTAAGAAAGAACAGTTTGAGCAACAAGCAATGCTTTCTGACAAACAAAGAGTGCAACAAGCTGAAGCTGCTGGTAAAGAA